GTTGCTCGAAAACATCGCCACCTACTTGACGGCGCAAGCGCAGATCGGCGGCGCGTCGGGGTGGTCGCACGCCATCGGCTACCTGCCGGACTCGCCCGACAAGATTGTCGGGCTGTTTCAGTTCGCAGGGCGCTACCCGGACCCGCGTGCCGGGCTCGAGCGGCCGGGCGTACAAGTTCGCGTGCGCGCGTCGGCTGGCGATTACGCCACGGCGCAAAGCAAGGCCTACTCGCTGTTCGACGGGCTCCAGGCGCTTCCGCCGGGCACGATCACGGCGGTGCGGTACTTGCACGCCATCGGCTCGCCGACGCCGCTCGGGCAGGACGACAGCCGGCGGCCGGAATTTGTACTCAACTTTGAAGCAGGGGTGGCACGATGATTGTGAGAACACAAACCCGCCGGGTGTACATCCCGCGCACCATCGAAATCCCGGACCCGGACGGCGGCGGGCCGACGATCTACCACGGCGACCGCCAGTTCGACCTTCCGGCGCGCATGGCGGACGAGTTTGTGCGTGACGGCAAGGCCCTTGAAGTCGACCTGTTCGGCGTGCCGGTTCAACCGGCGCCGCCGGCCGACGAAGATCCGCAACCCGTCGCCGAACCGGCGGCAGAAGGCGAGGTGTAACCGATGGCTCGCGCTGCAATTACGGTGAACGCGGTCGGCGGTCGGCCGAACCTGTACAGCGGCAACCTGACCAAGACTAACGGCAATTCGTCGGATAACCACACGCTCGCCAATGACGGCAAAACCGTTTTGCTCGTCGAGAACTCGTCGGGCTCGTCGGTGACGGTGACGATCGTGTCAGTCGCGGACCCGGTCACCGGCCGTACCGGCGACATCTCTCTCGCCGTCGCAGACGGGCAGAACCGATTGTTCGGCCCATTCCCGAAGTACCTGTTCAACCAAGCTGCCGACGTCGTCAACGTCAACGTTTCGGCCGGCGGATCGTCGGTCAAGCTGACCGGCATCCAGCTGCCGGACTAAAGCCCCGAAAGGAGAATCACCATGCCCTCTGCCAGCTACTCGGGGCTAGAAGCCCGCGTTCGCGTTTCCGCCGATGCCGGGTCGACTTGGTCGACCTGGACCGAGGTGCAAGCCTCGTCCCTGTCGATCGACGGCGTGACGGCCGACGTCACCAACCGTGGCACGTCGGTTGACGGAAGCGGCGTGCCCTGGACCGAGAACAAGATGATTCGGCGTTCGTGGAGCGCCACCGTCGAATCGAACCTCGTGGACGACAGCTTCACCGACACGGTCAATACCCACCTGTCCGGGCTTTCGTCGCTGCTGTTCGAGTTCGCGCCGGAAGTCGGGAGCGGCATCCCGAAGTTCACCGGCTACGGATTCATCACCATGAGCGAGTCGTCGCCGAACAACGACATCACGAAGCGGTCGTATTCGATCGTTTCGGCGGGGTCGGGCGCGTTCGCGAACCAGTCGTAACCACAACCGGGGGAGCCGCCGCAACGGCGGTTCCCCCGCATGGCGCGAGGAGGCGGCATGATCGACAAATCTTCTTCCCTCACACTCGGCGGTCGCGAGTTTCGCGTCTGGCTTGGGTACTCGACGCAGCGCAGGCTTCACTGCAACTCGCTCGGCGAGTTCGTGGCGCAGTTCGCCGGCATTTTTCTCCGGGATTCGACGGGCCGCACGGTCGACCTGAGCGTTGACGCCATCGAGCGCATCCTTTGCGCGTCGCTCTGTGACGTCGCGGCCGACAAGCACACGTTGACGCACGCGGCCGTCACCCCGGCGCAGTTTGCAGGCATGGTTGACGCCGAACTCACCAGCGGCCAGCGCATCGGCGAAGTCATGGCGCGGTGCGCCGAAGCTCTCGACGAAGCGTTCACCAAGGCCGAAATTATCAAGCTCGATGCGCCCAATGAACCGGCGGCGCAGGCAGCTGACGAGGAGGTGGGCGACGAAGCCACGGCGCGCCCTCGCCGTACTGGCAAGAGCGCATGATCTGCGCCCGCGCTGGCCTAGATCCCGACCGCTGGCTATCGCTTACCCCTGGAGATGTGAGGCTCATGCACGCTGCGCAGCGCCAGGCATACGACGACGCAAGGCTTCTTGCGGCGCAGCACGCCGTGTGGTCGCAGGCGGCCGTCAATCGCGGCGCTGGCTCCATGCTGGGAGCCAAGGCCGATTGGCTCGGGGTGTGGGATTTTGTTCCCGACCTCGAGCCCGGCTTCCATCGCAAGCGGCGCGCCGAGGAACGACGCAAGCGGAATATCGACCGCTGGCTGGCAGCGGCGAAGTCGATGGGGTCGGCGTAAATGGCAATCGTAGGGTCCGCCGAGATCGTCCTAACCGCACGGCTTGACCGGCTCGAACGCGAGCTGCGTCAAGCCGAGCGCACCGTTACGGGCTTTTCGGGCCGTGCTGGTTCGGCAGTTGCGGCGCTCGGCACGAAGCTCGCCGGGCTCGGCGCTGGTGCGCTCGGCATTGGCGCAGTTACGGCGGGCCTTTACAAGCTCGGCGCCGGGGCTATTTCGGCTTCGGCCCAAGTCGAATCACTCAAGACTCGGCTCACGTCACTTCTTGGCTCACAGCGTGCGGCTGTCGACGAGTACGCGCGGCTCTCGCGGCTGGCGTCCACCACTCCTTTCACCTTGCAAGGCGTCGTCGAAGCTGGCGTCACGTTACGGGCGTTTGGCGAGCAAAACGCAGGCGCTGCCAAGGCCGTTGCCGACCTTGCGGCGTTCATGGGCACGGACGTCGTCGAGGCGGCGCAAGCCTACGGGCGCGCGTTTGCCGGTGGCGCGGGCGCTGCCGACATCTTGCGCGAGCGTGGCGTGCTCACGATGCTCAAGCTGCGCACGGGCATTGAAGACCTAACCAAGCTCACGTTGCCCGAGTTTCGCCGCATCTTGTTCGAGGCGCTTGTCGACCCCACGGGGCCGATCGCCGGTTCGACCGATCGCCTGTCGCGCACCTGGCAGGGCGCCATGGCGAACATGGAGGACGCGACGTTCAATCTCGGCGCTGCGCTGGGGTCGATTGTCACGGAATCCGGCGCAGTGCGGGATGTTCTCGGAACTGCGATCAGGGCGCTCGACTCGGCGACGGCTTCGACGACCGCGTGGGCAAACGTAAACCGG